CTAGAGGATACCATTTTTCCGTGTTTGAAGAAGTTATTTGTATGCTGTGGTACAAGATAACAGGTAAGTTGCTGCATCAACTTTACCGGAGCCCGTCAGTGTCTCCCACGAATGATACATCGTTTCCAATGTTGTATTTGAATGGGACCCCGATTGCTGATTTGGCAGAGCTACAAATGGATGACACAGAGCTGCAGGTGCTTGGCTTAGGAAAGGCATTTGGATTGAAGAAGAGAGCCAAGGAAGTGGTTGACTCGGTTGCGTCAACATCAGCTGCAGTGAATGAGGGAATAGCAACCATCGCCGACGACGTGAGTACAGGAATAGGAAGTGTAACATCATTAGCGCAGAAAGTAGAGAAGTTGGTTGGCGATATGAAGAAAGGAGTGATCGGAGCGAAAGGAAAGGTCGAAGCAGCAGGATGGGAAATTGGAGATTGGTCCATCTTGAGTGCAGCCGTAGCGGGAGTTCTTGGCGTGCTATGGCAGTTCGACTGGTTCAAAGAGCATATGTCACCATTTAAAGCGTTGTTGTTAGGATTGCTTTCATTAGCTGGCCTAGTAACTGCGAAGAAGTTGCTAAACGTGAACTATTTGGCGTATCTAGTAAATTTTGTAAAGAATTTCGATTGTAGTGAATCCTGGAGTAGGATAAAGAGCTGTTTCCCCGGTAAAAGTGATAAGCGGGAGACTACAATGGAATTACAAGCAGGAGGACACTGGATGGAAGTGCTTAATGAGTTTGTAATTGGAATGTTCAATTACAAATTCTTTAAGCACTTTAGTTTGCGTAACGTGAAGGACACAATCATGACAACGAATGGAGTGAAGATGCTGTTTGGATGCAGATCAATTGGAGAATTGATTGGAAATGTGAGACAATATTTTTTAAATATTGTTTCATGTTTGATGCCACCGAGATGGAGAGATGCGTTGAAGAAGAGCGACCTACCTGCTGAGTTGAAAGAGTGGGCTGTTGGGGTGAGCGTGATGTGCACACCTGAGGCGCGACAACGTATCGTGTATGATGAGGGGCTTCAGAGACAGATGATTACACTTCGTGACCAAAAGGTTCATTGGATTGCAACAATCAATGAATCTTTTGGTAATAAAGTGTACTCAGCTTTTAAAGAAGCCTGCAAAGACCTGGATAAGATGCTGGAGAAATGTGCAATGTATCTGAATGGCGTAGATGGAGAGGAGAAAGAACCATTTAGCATTTGGATGTATGGCGCAGCCGGTGGCGGGAAAACAACGAGCTTGGAACACCTTATGAAAGTACTTCTTAAAAATATTGACGATGAAGATAGTATCTGCTTCGTTAATCCTAATGATGATTTCATGTCTACATGGTCTTATCAAAGAGGTTTAATTATTGAGGAGTTCTTGAGCACGTCGTTTGAGAGCGAGAAAGAGTTGGCGGCTACTTACATGCGATTAGTGAGTGGTCAGGTGATCAATGCCAACAAAGCAGCGCTGGAAGAGAAAGGCATGCCAGTTAATCCCATTATAGTAGGTGTTACATCAAATGTGAAAAATGCGGATATGATCAATGAGATCTCTAACGAGAGCAAAATTGGTTTTAAACGTAGAAGACACATTTTTCTTGAGGTGATAGCCGAACCGGCTTTCTGTGAACCAGGAAGCAATCGACTATCTCGCAAGAAAATAGATGAGCACCTCTCTAATGGGGGAGAACAGTTTGCGTGGAGCAAATTTCAGCGCTGCGATGCTATGCACGAATCTACTAAGATCGGAGAGCCAATGACCTTTACTGCGTTGGTGACTCTCTGTTTCGAGGAATTTTGTTCTCACTTAATATCTGAGAAGAAAAGAATCGAGCGTAACAAAATCGCGATGGAAACTGTAGACTATAATCTGAAGATGCCGCCTTCATTGGCCGCGTTGAAGAAGGGAGAAGGTGAACTTCAGTCGGACGTAGAACAATTTGAGAAAACATTAACATCAGAAGACGTTAGGTATGTATTACCATATTTACGTTTCAATGCGAAATCAAATTTGTACGAGTTCGGCAGAACACCACACTATCCTTTCAAAACGAAAAGTAGTAAACAGTTTCAGGAGAAGTACGGTCATGTGGTTAGACGCATGAATGAGGAAGAAGATCGGCTCATCCTTTATGGTACACCACCTACGTACAAATTGGCCGATTATGCGCGAGCTATCAGAGATGGTACTTTTGCTCCGGATATCACATTGATGAACTCAATGAAATTCCTATGGAAGAAATTCTATATTTTCCTTAAATGGACAGCAGAAGCTGCAGTGTGGATGGCGGCAGGGACTTTAATTAGTACTTTGTCGGTAGCCGCACTGTGGGGAATACTTAAAATATTTGCAAAAACTAAATACGGTGTTCCATATCGCCCGTTGAGTGAACTGACTTTATACCCTGGTTATTCAACGGAATTCTTTGTTAGCTCGGGGGATTCGCACACCCCTAAGCATAAGAATCTCGTAAGAGAATCTATTGAAGAAAGAGTGCGAGGCGTCTTGGAGCCTAAACTTACATTTAAAGACAAGATAAGATCTTACCTTCGTCTCAATAAGATTTCTAAGAAAGAAGGAGACGCGTTGTTGTCCGAGATGAATGACGACTTACAATCACCCATGTCGCAAGATATTGCAATAAAAGTCCTTGACGATTTGGTACGGAAAAGAAGAAATAGAGAGTCACTTACTGGTGATGAATATCAGCATATTTACAACTATGCAAATGAGACTGCTCAATGCGGTCAGTGCAAATGCACGTACATAATCAGTGAGGGACATATATGTTCCAAACCATCGAAAGATGTAGAGTTGGAACAATTTCAACCTTCCCGTTTCACATTAAAAGTCTTAATAGATAATGCTATTAAGGATCCGGCCGAGTTGTACACAAATCCAAATTTTGTGGCTTCGTATGTGGCTCAGTTTCCAGCTGAGGCGCTAAACTTAAATCAACTTGAGTGGGATTATATGCGAATGAATCCAAATATCGTCAAAACATGGGCGAATGACCCTGAGTTGTTACGTCATCTTAAGATCGGACTTTTCTCAGTATTTTTAAAAGCTAAAATGATAGGGCCTCCCGCACATCAGAAAGAGGCTATGGCTTTTAATAAGATATACGGAGACGAGTTGGTTAATGAATCGAGCTGTGACCCAAACATGACTAGTATTATCGAGTCAGTTATGTCAAAGAACGTATGGGTTCTGAAAGCTGGAGGACAAGACGCAAGGTATAAACTGCGTTGTTTGCAAACTGGATCGTATCTGATCGTGCCATATCATTTCTTTAGAAAAATGGCAAGTGGCTCAACGATATCGTTAGCACGTCCAAGTCCTGGATCTTTTATTAAAGTGATGCTTATATATGATGAAAGCAGATTAGAACGTGTGCCTGATTCAGACATTAGTTTTTACCGACTGATGGCTAATGAAGTGCACCCTGCAGAAAATATAGCTCACCGATTTATTGGTGAAATGGACTTGGCGCGATTGAGCACGTTCCAAGCAACAATGGTAGTATTACCAGATGAAGGTGAACGAGAAAGAGAACTAATCTGCGATGGTGCTTACACCACTATTGGAGATCATCACACGGCGGGAGATTATAAGTTTAAATCTGCTGTCAGCATTATTTACAATGCGAATACCCTCAAAGGGCAATGCGGTTCACCCGTGTTTCACAATGTAAAGCATATACCAAGCAAAATTCTTGGGTTTCACATCCTAGGAATGACTAATGCTGGCGGAGGGATGGCAACAGCTCTCACGCGTGAGTTAGTTACTAAGTACACTAGATCGGGTTTAGAAACCCAGTGCTTAACTCTAGCTCCAACACCTTGGGTGCGACATACCAACGTTGTACCCGTTTTGTACCCTAGTGGGGCAACAACGTTTTGCGGCATGGCTAACCCCCTGTTCAGGACGTTTATTCCTCACAGAACAACAATTGAAAAATCTGTCATTCATGGCAGAATTTTTGAACCAACTACGGCTCCTGCTATTCTATCAGGACTTGATCCTCGATTTGAAGGTGATGGGAGCCCATTATTTAGTGCGTTAGGAAAATATGGTAAGGATAAACCATATATTGACATGAAAACTTTGTGTATTCCTACTCGTGAAATGAGTGACGAACTCATATCCAAAATTCGCCCAGTCACACAGCTTGACCCTTTAACCTGTCTGGAAGCATGCAATGGATGTATGTTTACAGATTTAGGTCGGATTAATCTCGATGCCTCTCCAGGTTATTGGGAAAAAGTCGCACCTAAGGGACAAAGTGGAAAGCGTTGGCTTGTGACAACAACCGATGACGGTTCGATTACAGATGTTAATCCCTTGATTCATGATGCATTCTTTAGAGTTATGCTATCATTGGAAAAAGGTGAGATCATTCAGACGCCATCCATGATTAAACTTAAAGATGAGAGACGGAAATTTATTAAAATTTCAAAACCTCGTATTTATGAAGTTCGTTCTTTGGAAGACCAACTTGTTGGTCGTTCATTGTTTGGACAATTTGCAGCTTCAATCGCTGCTAATCCTGGAATAACGCCTGTTTGTATCGGAACAAATGTGGAAGGACCTCATTGGACAAGATTATACAATCGATTACGTACTACGAGTGCTGAGGTTTTTGATGGTGACTTTAAAGAGTTTGATGGCAGTATACCGCCAGAGCTCTATATAGGATGCGTTGATGCTATTAATGAGTGGTATGACATATATAGTGTACCAGAATACTCACTAACATTTAATTATGCAGGTGGTGTTTTAACAAAAACTTACACTAAAGAACAATTAGCATTTATGCGTTTTGTTTATGTTATGTCTATGATTTATAGCCCTCACCTTTTGTGTGAAGCCGTATTCATTTGTATGCTCGGATTGCCGTCAGGATCTTTTTTGACTTCAATCTTGGGATCGCTGATCAACTGGATGTTATTCCTTTGGGCATTTTATGCTTTGAGACCTTCAAGTGAGGCGGTGAGATTTTGTGAGGCCATAGCGTTAGCTACTTATGGCGATGATGTAATAGACTCTGTCGCACATCCAGTGCGATGGTGGTTTAATTTTAAAACTATAGCGATGTATTTTGCATCGTTTGGAATTATAATGACATCAGCCGTTAAGACTGACGCAGGTGGTTTCGTGGATCTAACCGATACCCAGTTTTTGAAACGCAAATTTGTCCAATACCCCGGAATCCCGGTAATGTTGGCCCCAATAGAGAAGGCAACTATTCAGGAATTAACAAACTGGATACGTAAGTCGCCCGACCCAATCCATCAAACTTTTGTAAATTGTAGCATGGCGCTACGGTTTGCATACCATCACGGACCAAAGTACTTTCGAAGTATACGTACAAAAATTGTTGTCGCTATGCGAGATTTTAGATTAGAATCTTCGTTCCCCGTTTATGAGGAGTTAGACAAGGAGTTTTTGAGTCAATTTGACGTAGATTAAAGTAGATTGCAAAATTATTACTATGTGTTATTAGTAACCCGCAACAAAGCTGAAGTTTGTGTAAACATGGAGATTATGTCATAAGTGTTTGCTTGAATTAAGCGAAGAAAATACAAAAAAATTTATAAAACGTGAACGTTTTTATGTTTCTTTTCTGTTAGTTATGTGTGGGATTTGGTTTCTATTCTATCGTTATTCGTATCAAAAATTTACTTTCGTA